TAACTCGCTGGTACACAGGGTGCACATCCCCGTTGTGCCGGTTAAATTAAATGATAGTGCTAAGTATGTAGAACTGTCTGTAGAGTGCTTGCGGACGAGGGTTCGATTCCCTCCGCCTCCACCAGTACACTGTTAGAAATCAAGCACTTACGTGCTTGATGGAGTCATAAGTTGGGGTTGTTTGGGGCTGAATTAGCCCCGCAATGACAACAGAATGACAGCATGATCAGGGCGCCCCGAGTAACTTCGCGGCGCCCTTTTTCTTTCCGTACACTTCTTCGGCGCGGGCGCCGGCATTCTGGTCGGCGTCCGGCATCCACCGGCCGTAGCGCCGGATGATCATAGACCAGTCCGCATGCCCCATCTGCTGCGCGACCCACATCGGGTGCTCGCCAGATGACAGCATCATACTCGCATATGTATGGCGAGTTTGATAAGGGTAGCGATAGCGCACCTTTGCCCGCTTCAGGGCCCATTGCCACAGCGTCTTGCGGATCGGCTGGTCGCCGATCCAGCGCTCCAGGGTACGCGGGTTCTGGAACACTTCTTCCCCCTTGAGGTATGTGTGGGCTTTCTGCGCCACCAGCGCCTCGGTCGCCATCGCCAACAATTTCACGTCGCGCCGCCCGGCATCCGTCTTCGGGACCTCCGGACCCTCGGAAAACTGGGTCTGCGCCTTCGACACGCGCACCGTGCCGCGCAGAAAATCGATATCGTTCCAGTCGAGTGCCACCAGCTCGGACGTGCGCAGCCCGGTCCAGAAGGCGAACTGGATCAGGTTGCGCCCCTGCCCTTCCAACGCCGCCAGGATGGCCGACTGCTCGACGCGGTCGAACGGGTCGATTTCGTCTTCAGCCACCTGGACCACCTTTTTCTTCTTGTAGGTGTATCCGGACAGCGGGTTGACCTCGATCAGCTCGGCGTCGACGGCGGCCTCGAGCGCAGCGCGCATCACGCTCTGGATATTGCTGAGCGTCTTATTGCCGGCCGGGTACCCGATCAGTTTGTCACGCATGTGCTTGCGCTTGAATTCCGACAGAGGCATCTTGCCGAACCACGGGTCGAGCTTGCCCATCACGATCTTGCGGTAGGTCTCGTAGCTGCTGGACTTACGCTCGATCTTTTGCTCGTCCAGCCATTTGTCCAGCCAGTCGCCGATGAGCATCCGCTCGCCCGGTTCCGCCTCCGCTTCCTGGAAGCGGGCCGCGATCTTCGATTCCGGGAACGAGCCCCGGTAATCGAAGGTGCCGGCAGCGATCGCGTGCAGGATCGCCGCGCGGTGCTGCGCCGCCCGATTCAGGTTAGCGGCGGTGGGCTTGAGGGGGACCCTTTCCCGACACCGGACGCCCTTATACATAAAGCTGATTTCGATACTGCTTTCCGACGCAGCTTTAACACCCCGCCCGTCTCTACCCATTTCTCATACCCTTCTGTACTGATCAGGATCCGGCCATCGGGGGCCTTGATCCATATTTTGCTTTCCGGCCAGATGCCGTCGCGGATCTTGGTCCGGATGGCGTCTTCGGTATAGCCGGACTCGGCCGAAAATTTCGGAATTGTCACATAGCGCAGCATTTCACCTCCCTATTCCATCCGTCAGCGAAAGCCGGCCGGATCCGCGCCCGGCAGCGCCGACGCATTCCGCCAACCTTCCAGCCGCATGGCCACCTGCTCGATCGTGACGTCGCCCATCAAGAATTCCTGCATCATCTGGCGGAAGCGCGAGTCGTCCGCCAAGCTGCTGGTGCTGGCGCCGACCTGGTCGATCTCCAGCAACTTGGCCACCGTCGCGGCCGTGCCCACCGTCACGTAGCGCTGCGGCGCCGTGCCCGGGATCGGAATTACCGCGCTATCGGTCCCCTCATACCTCATCAGCTCCAGCGCCGTGGCGAGCAGGCGGATTCGCTTCGCCTCCCGGAGCGCTTCAATCATTTCGTTCACGATCCAATTTCCTTTTCATCTGCGGCCATGGCCTGGCGCAAGTAGCCGGCCTTGCGGTATCCGGACAAGAGCGACTCAATCTCCGGAGAAAATTCGCCGCTCGACTGCCCTGTCGCTCGCGGGTCACGCCGTGGCGCAAGGCGGGCGCGCAGTTCAGCAATCTCTGCCTCCATCGCGCGCTCCACATCAGTCGGCGCGTGCAGCGGGAAGTCCGCGCCCACGCCGATCCGTTCGCGCCAGGTCCTGATCCTGTTTTTATTCGCCATGCCGTTCCTTTGCCCTTCCGGGCGTCCTATTCGATTTGTATTCCAGCTGCAGCTTGTCCTCGGCGCGCCGGCGCAGCGCCTGCTGCAGCTCCAGGTCAAGGCGCATGATCGTCACCTGCTCGAACAGCGCTCGAGCCATCTGCTCGTCGCTGCCGTACATGGCGCGGGTCTGTTCGAAGGTTGCGCTCATAATTCAGCTTCCGAAAATAGGCGCGGCTGTACTGCGCCGTTCTGGTAGACGGTGTCCATGATCGTAGTTGCGATCGGCTCGTCGCCCTCCCAGCCCTGCGGCCAGGTGCCGGCCGCGATCAGCTCGCGGATCCGCGCCTCTTCTTCGCCATTGATTAAGTCGATCTCAGGGCGCCCCAGCGCCCGCGCCGCAGCGTTGATCTTGGTCTGGATCGTCAGCACCCGGTCGAGGCCCATCTGGCGCGCCTCCAGCGTGATCGGCCCCATGCGTTGCGGGTTCTTGGCGATGCTGCCGTCCTTCAGTAGCTCGGCGCCCGCCTTCCGCAGGCGGTGCTGTGGCTCGCGCAGTTCGCGCCACAACGGTCGCAGGCCCTTGAGCGGCGCCAGGTAGCTCCAGGCCGGCAGAAGCAACACGCTATCGAGCGCCTTGTCCTCCTGGGCCAGCGCACAGCCGATGCAGCCGGTGCGGGCGTTGATCTCCTCGGCCTCGTCGCCGCCGTACGCGTCCGCGATCATGGCGGTCGACCAGTCGCCAAATTCGACCGCCGGCGCCCAATGCTTCAGCCATTCCCATACGTGGCAAACGCGCCAGTGCAACAGCGGCGCCAGGGTGGCCAGTCGGCCACGCAGGCCCTTCGCGTTCGGCAGGACCTGCTGATACCAGCCCTGGCCGCACTCGGCCCCATCCTTTCCGCAGCTCATCTCGATGCGGCGGTCGCGGATCGCGCTCTCTCCCTGGCGCACGCCGGTGATCATCAGGATCTGGCCATCCAATTGGTCGAGGCGGTCACGCAGCGCCTGCTCCATCGGGTCGATCTTGATCTGGCGCGTGCACCACCGTAGAGTGTTGTTGTTCGGCGGCGGCACGCCGCGGCCCAGGATGTAGACCATGAAGCGCTTGTCCATCGGTGCAGTCACCACCTCGACGCGGATACCGCGCTCTTCTAGTTCGTCCATGATGTGGCGCGCGGCGATCGCCAGCGGCGGCAGCTCCTGGCGCGTATCGGCGTAGAACACCGTCAGCGTCTTCGGACGCCGAATCTTGCCGGTGTCCAGCAGGTACATGATCAGGGTCAGCGTGGCCGAGCTGTCCTTGCCGCCCGACCAGGCGATACCCCAGTGATCATGGTCGGCGCCGTAGGCCTGCAGCGATTGGATCGTCAGCTCGATCGATTCTGTCATCTGCAGGCGGCGCGCGCTGGCGCCGAAGATGTCGATTTGGCTCATGCCGTTGCTCCCTTCTGCGGCCCGTCCGCCAATATCTCGATTTCTGAACTATCGATGCCACCGGAAATACCGCTCAGGTAGACGGTCATGGTCTGCTCGCCACCATCCCGATACAGCGTCAGGGTGTGGATGAACTTCTTGACGCCGCCATACAGCACTGGCCTGCAGCAGTGGGCCGATTTCAGCAGCAGCAGGTGGTGCTTATAGACTTCCGGATCGAGCGGCTCGGATTGGTCGCCCGTTACGAGAATCGACATGTTGTTCTCCGGTAGGTTTTGGTGAAGGCCTGGTTGACGCAGTGCCCGCGGCGCAGCACCGCGCGCGCCAAGTGCGCCCGATCGGCATGGCTGCTGTCCGCCTGGCGCAGCAGCCCGAAGTAGCTGTTGGCCACCTGGTGCACGTCGACCAGGTCCGCAGTGCGGATCCGCTCGACGGCCTGGCCCACAGTGCGCCGGCGCGTCCTGGTGTGCCAGGGCTTGATCACGTGGCCGACGAAGTCCACGCCCCGCGCCACTGGCTGCAGGATGGTCTTCGCCGGATTCAGGCGCGCGCCCAGCGTCGCCGGCAGGAAGGCGTCGATCCCGGCCAGTGCCGCATTCAGCCACTGGGGCGATTCGTGCAGCAGGATGAAGTCGTCGACGTAGCGCACGTAGTGGCGCGCACGTACCTGGTGCTTGGCGAACTGGTCGAGCGCGTTCAGGTAGATGTTGGCGAAGAACTGGCTGGACAGGTTCCCGATCGGCAGGCCCAGGTGGTCGGGCTGGCTGGCCAGGCGCTTGTGCGGCGGCACGCGCTCGAGCAGCTGCGGGTCGCCGCGCAACTCGAAGTCCAGGCGCGGATCGTGGAACAGGATCACGCCGGCGAGCCACAGCCACCACGGTTCGGTGACGCGCGCGGCGATCTGCGTCCACAGCACGGATTTATCGATCGTCACGAAAAAGTTTGCGAGGTCGCACTTCAGGTACCACAACGGCCGGCTCCAGTTCTCGGATGCGCTACGGATCTTCGCCTCGAGGCGCCACGCCGCGTACAGCGTGCCGCGGCCCGGGATGCAGGCGCAGGTGTCGCTGATGAACGAGCGGTAGAAGCGCGGCGCGATGCGGTTGTACAGCAGGTGGTGCACGATCCGGTCGCGGAAGTCGGCCGCCCAGACTTCGCGCGCCTTCGGGCGCGTGACGACGAAGCAGATCGACTGGCCGGGCCAGTAGGTGCCGTCCAGCAGCTCGTCGCGCAGGCGCGCCAGGTTGCGTTCCTGGTCCTGCTCGAAGGCGGCGGCGCTGGCCGAATTGCGTTTGGTCTTGCGGCAATCGAGGTAAGCCCGCACCAGGTCCTCGAAAGAAAAGTCAGCATGGTGGCGACCGGGATAATCTGCGGACCGCGCGGGCGCGGAGCTCGGCCGACTTGTTGTTGTTGTTCTGGTTGCCGTTGTTGAAGTTCTGGTTCCAGGCATAGTCATCGTTGGCAGCGTGCTGCGGTTATTCGTGCTATCTACGTCGCCCCGCCGAAGGCCGCGGTGGCCGATCAGCAGGGAAACTGCGCCAGACCTGCCCGAACTATGTCGGGTGGTATCTGCGGTGCGCATGGCGGTGGCCTTTTGGGCCAGCGGCACGACCAGATTAAAAGTTCGCACAGTCATGGTGGCCGTGACCATCACGAAGCGGGCGACGTTGCGGAGCGGCGCCATCCACTGGCCTGCTTGCCGATGCTGGTGGTCAGCTCGACCGCCCGGGCGTACTGCTTGACCGCGATCAGGCGCTTGTCGCGCGAGAGCCGCAGCAGCAGTTCCGCCACCTGCAGGCGCTCGATAAGCCCCTGCAGGTGCGGTGCCTTCTCCCGCGCCGTGTTGGCGCGGAATACCAGGACCGTGATCTCGACGACTTCGTCGCGAATCTTCCCGCCGAGCGATGCCTTGAAATCGCGGGGCATGTTCTTGGCGAGGTCGGTGACGACGTCGAGGAGGTCATAGGCGGCCCTGTAGATCGGCAGCTGGGTGTGGAGTGCCATGCTGATAAAAAGCTAAATTACTGAATGGTTAATCTGCGGACCGCGCGGGCGCGGAGCTCGGCCGACTTGATGTCGCTGTTCTGGTCGCCGTAGCCGAAGTCCTGGAGCCAGGCATAGTCATCGATGGCAGCGTGCTGCTCGCTGGACCAGTAGTAGCGCTCTTCGAACTGGCCCTTCAGATTCGCGAACAGCAGCGACTGCTCGCGCCGCGTCGGCAGCTCGCCGCCGGCTTTGGCGGCGAATTCCTTCGCCTTCGACCAGGTGACGTCGTCGACGTCGCCGGGCAGCAGGATCAGGTGGTGCGACGGCGTGCCGTCTTCGTCCAGGACGATCCCGGCGTAGTGCTCGTCCGGGCGCAGCTCGATCTCGGTTTCCGCGATGCGCACGGCGCGCAGCGGCTGGGCCTTGAACGCCGCGATCATGTCGGTCAGCTCCTGGAACTCGCTGCCCAGTTTCTGGTGCGCGGCCTCGATGGCCGCGAGGGTGGTAGGGGTCATGCTCGACTCCGAAAAATAGATGAAGGGTTAAATTGCGAATCTGCGGACCGCGCGGGCGCGGAGCTCGGCCGACTTGCCGTAGTAGCCCTGGTTGCCGTCGTCGAAGCCCTGGCCCCAGGCACAGTCATCGTAGGCAGCGTGCTGCGTGCTCGACCAGTACCATTCCGCCTCGAAGGCCTGCTCGCCGCCTTCGACGAAGCCCTCGACGGTGGTCTGCGCCGGCAGGTCGCGGCTGTAGGCGACGGTCGGCGGCACGGCCGACGCGTTCACGCCGTTGCGGCCGTACAGGTAGTTGGCGCGCTTCGTCGGCTTCAGGTTGCGGTACAGGATCTCGAGCTCGTCCTGGCTTGGGATGTACCAGTCGGTGTAGCCGTCGATCTCCAGGCCCTGGGCCCAGGCGGCCAGATCGCTGCCGGCCGCGGCCATGGCCATCGTGTTTGCACGGCCGTCGCTGTAGCTGTCGGCGCTGACGACTCGCTCTTCCGAACCGAGCCAGGCGATGTCATCGCGCTCGCCCAGGGCTCTCGGGGCAACGACCAGGGCGTACGGCACGCCGCCCAGCATGATGCGGCCGGCCAAGAAGCCGCCGCCGATCTTGTCGCCGATATCGCCAGGCAGGGTGTCGGCCGCAGGTTGAATTTGCTGTTGCATGTCCATCGTTTCTCCTCGTTGTGGTTGGTAGGCACCGGGGTGCCCGATTTCCGAAAGCCGGAAGCGGCTTCCGCTTTGCCCGACTGGGCAATATTCAAGATGCGACTCGTCCGGCAGCACCGCGCAGCCTGGGCAGCGGCCGTCGCGCCCCGGGCAGGCGCCGGCATGCGGCTCGCCCGGTTCGGCGCAGCAGCCCGGGCAGGCCAGGTCGACGGCCGGCAGCTGCTCGGCCAGCTGGCCGATAGCGCGCTCGGTGTCGATGCACAGCAGGCACAGGTGCGCGTGGTGCAGCTCGATCCGCTGGTGGTCGTCCTGCAGGCGGCGCAGCAGGCGGTGCAGGCTGACCAGGGCTTCGGGCGAGAATTTGGCGTTGTCCATCACCGGGCTCCCGTTTCGGCGCCGCCGGTGCTGCAGGGGCGGGCCAGCAGCTTGCGCAGCGCGCTTACCATCTGGTCTTCCCGATATGCCTCCAGCGAACCAGTAAGGAACGCGGCGAAGGTGCGCGCCCTGAAGTCGACGTCGTCCGGCACTTCCTTGACCGCATCGGTGGCGCAGGAAATGACCAGGTCGCGGATCTGCTTGGCGGTGGTCATGGCATCAGCTCCTCGAGCAGGCGGCCCAGCAGGAGAATCGCGCCCATGGCGGAAAACACGACACCCGGGTGCTCGTCGGTCCAGTCGATGCGGTACAGCAGCAGGAAGCGCAGCATGATCACCACTCCCGGATCAGGTTGCGGCGGCCGATCAGCTGCACCTGGTGCTGGCGCTGCAGCTGAGCCGCGGCGCCGCGGGTGACGGTGGTGGCGCGCGAACGGCTACCGCGCAGCTGGCGCTCGATCCGCCACAAGGCGGCCGGCTTGGCCAGCTTGCGCGCCAGGCGGCGGGCGATGCGGCCGGTAATGAGGAAAGGCTTCATGCAGGTCTCCAAAGTGGCGGCTCGGCGGATGCTGAGCTCGCTGCGATGGACTGACTATACGATTACGTATTGTTGATGTCAATGCGAAAACGCATAATTTTTTTGGCGGACGATACAGAGATGTATCGGCCGGGGGGGATGGACGTGAAAAAGCCCGCGCTATGACGGGCTCTGGGTGAGGCGAGCTGCGGCGGCCTAAGTGCCTGACATCTCGTGCTGCATGCGTTCCGCCAGGCCTCCAAGGCACGACTCGATTGCTTGTTTGTCGTCAGCGCTTAAGGTTATTTTGAACGCGATTATCCTGTCATATCGATCCGCTGGATAACGCAAAGAAATTTGCATGGGCTCGCCGTTTGTTATTGCCCAAATCATTTTTATGGCTGCCGGTACGTCTGCACCGCCAATCATATAACCCGGATCATCGGATTTAATATATTTGGTCGGCTTTAGCGTTAAATTATCATCGCGCTTAGCCAGCCAGAATGAATCCGGGCCGGGAGTTTTTATTTTTAATTTCGAGATGTCCCAGCCCTTTTTCTTATCGAATGGAATCGATTGTTGGCCAGCCTTCATTAATGCGAAAGCATCCTTATACATTGTAACGCTGAAATCATAAGCAAAAGAATTGGCGGCACCTTCCATGGCTACCGCGACGATTCGAATGCCGCAGGATGTAAAGCCTTTTTCGTCCCGATTAATGTTGGGTTGAGGCGAGGCCGCATCCGCATTGAACACGGTTTGTGCCATGGACGATCCGAAGGCGAATAGTAAAGAAGCAGCAAGCAAGATTTTCATAGGTTATTATTCAATCCCGTCTCAATCAGGAAATATTTCCTCATTCCAATCCACATCGTAGATTGATAGCAGCTCAAGCAAATAAGGAAGTGCGTCGAATTCTGCCACCGCCCTCGCGCTATTCCAAGAATTGTCGTCACGCGCCACCAGCATTACCGGCAATCGAAATCTTGGCTGCAAATCTGCAATCAGCGGCCCCGCTATATCCCAGCTTAATTGCCGAGGTTCCACCAGTACTACCGCCATGCGCATACCGCGTAGACGTTGAATCGTGTGCAGCATTAAAACCTTTCCGTTTCCTTCCGCACTACTCGGCCGATCGCAATGCAAGTCTCACCCCGGCAGCTTTTCTTGTGATACTTCCGCTGGTCAGCGTTATCTGACGTCAGCCACCACTGGCCGGCATCGCGCATCAGGCGCTTTACGACCGGCTCGCCCTCATAGTTGATCGCGAACACCGCGCCGTCGACCAGCTGCTTGTCAGCAGTGTTGATCACGACCAGGTCACCTTCGTAAAACGTCGGCTCCATGCTTTCGCCGCGGACCGTGATTGCAATCAGCTTGTCTCGGTGATATCCACGGCGCTCCATCCAGTCCGTCGGCACCGTTGTTGTAGATCCATCATACGGCTCCGGCTCGACCTCGAAACCACTCAGGCCGGCCGTTAGGCGCAAGCGCACCTTCGGGATAATCGTCAGGCGCGGGTCATCCTGGTCGGCCCCGTCCACCCGCATGTAACTGCCGGGCCGTAAGCCGGTCACGCCTTCTGCTGGAATGGATAGGTCACGATCCCGCATATCTGCCACTGTCACCTGAAAGTAGTCAGCCAGCGGCTGAAGCGTCTTCGTACGCGGGTCATTGCTCTCGCCCGTCAGGATCCGATGAATGGTTGGCTGCGGCACGCCGGTCACGCGCTGAAGCTCGTACGGGCTCGTCTTCCTCTGGGCTATCAGCCACTCGAGGTTCTTTCTCAGATGGGATTGAGTGTTGCTCATCTCGCAAATATGCGGCAACGCATACATTGGTGCAATCCTTTATGCGGTTTCGCATTGACAGCGATACGCTTTCGTATAGAATGATCGGAAACAACCCACCGATCACGACCATGACCCTTCGTCCAGCTCAAGAGTGCGTCCAGCTCCTCGTCGCCGCCAAGATTTCTCAAGCTGCGATCGCCGAGCGCGCCGGCATCAAGCAGCCAACCGTCAGCCGCATCCTGTCCGGGAAACACAAGGACCCGAAAGGTTCCGCGTTGATCAAGCTGAACGAGTTCGCGACCGAGGTTGAAGCAAAGTCCACTACCGAATCGCAGCCGCAGTAACCCTGCGGTTTTTTCGTTGCCCAGAAAGTTGCAACAGGGCTTTTGCCCAGTACCACCAGCCGGCCACCAGGCCGCCCCAACCGAAGTCCTGAACCACCGCACCAATAGGAGAAGCACCCCATGAGCACCAAACCGAACCTGAAGCGCGAACACACGCTGAAGGTCCCGTTGAACGACGTCGAGCAGGACCAGCTGCGCAAATTCTGCCCCGGCCAGGTGGCGCCGTTCGTGCGCGATCTCGTCCTGGCCCACATCCGGGCTCAGGTGAATCGTACCGCGCCGCAGCGCAGCGGCGAATGGCCACGCCATGGCCATCAGCATGGCCGCGCGCAGCGCTTCCCGGGCCGCCCGGCGGTGGCAAGCGGCTTCAGGCGCCTGCATCTTTAAAGGGGAGTTCAAACCGCGTGCGCCTGGATGGGCATGCATCGACTAACGGAAGGATCCACATGCACGAACAGGAGGAAACCAGGGCGACGCCGGAGGAGAAGGTCGCCCACCGCGCCAGGCTCTGGCGGGCAAGCGACAAGGCGGCAATCGGCAGCAGCTGCAGCAAGGTCAAGCGCGCCGAGTACCTCGCCCGGCAGCAGCTGCGCGAAGCGGTCGACATGCTCGAGCAAAAAGCCCGCGGGCCGTAGCAGCAAGAAAAAAGCCCGCGTGCAAGGCGGGCTTATTCGAAACATTTTTAGGAAGCGAGAACATGACCATTGTATATCAGCGTAGCCGTCACGCGGCGCGAAGCGTTACGCCGGCACAACGCCGGGAATGCGGTACCGCAAGCCTCCCCTCCTCCATCGACATCGAGCGCATGCTGCGCGCCGATCGCGTCCGCTCGACCCACTACCGCACTGTCGCATCGGGCTTGGCGGCCAGCTGGCGTGAGGTGTTGCGGTGACGGCCGGCACGTGGATCCGGGTGGAAGACGCCCTGCCCGACGACGAAACCCTGGTGCTGGTCGCACTGAACGATGACGACGTCTGGGTCGGCTTCCGGGATGGCGGCGCATGGCGCTACGTCGACGCGATGCCCATTTTCGTCGAGCGGGTCACGCACTGGATGCCGATGCCGGCGCACCCGGTGCTGGCCGCGACCGTTTCGCGCGCGAGCGCATCAACCGCAACACCCACCTGAAAGGCAAGACCATGAACGACCAAGCCATCGAGCAGGAAATCCAGGCCAAGGGCAAGACCGCGCCGCGCGTCACGCCGGCGGACATCGATGCGAACATCGCCAGCGCGCACTACTTCACTGCCAAGGACGGGGTGATCGGCGACCTGTTCACCTCGGGCCTGATCGACGAACCGAATGGGCACAACCTGCCGCCGGCGCTGCCGCTGCTTACCTTCTGCGTGCTCACCCTGCGCAACGGCTTCACCGTCACCGGCGAAAGCGCGTGCGCCAGCCCCGAGAATTTCGACGCCGGGATCGGTCGCAAGATCGCGCGCGACAACGCCGTGCAGAAGATCTGGCCCCTGATGGGCTATGCACTCAAGCAGCAGATGCACCAGGCCGCGAACCTGCCGCCGGCGCTCGGTGCGGCGCATGTCGGCTACAGCACGCTGCAGCCGCACCAGCAGCGCGTGGTCGATGAGAAGGCGGCCCTCGACGACAAGCTGGCCAAACTGCAGCAGTTCGTCGATGGCGCAATCTTCGGCACTCTGGACGAAGCCGAGCAGTCGCGTCTCGGCATCCAGCTCGACGCCATGGCGGCTTATTCGGAGGTACTGGAGCATCGCATTGCCGCGTTCGAGCCGGCGAACCACCCGGTCTAGCCACCACCCACGCCCGGCCAGGCCGGGCGGTAATAAGAACGAGACAGCGCATGCAAACGATTACCCTCCCTTCACCCGGCCTATGCGCGCCGGGTAGCGCACCCGTCCTGCGGCGAGGTGCGTCATGCTGACCCACACGGTGCGCGGCCCTGACGCGGCCGGCAAGTACGCGGTCGGCTACGCCACGCCCGGTACCTCCGCCTTTACCATCGTAGTCGACGGCTGCTCAGCCGATGCCGCTGGCGCCGAAGCGGCGCGCCTCAACCGCCAGCAGGCAGCCACCGAGCGCGAGATCCGGAGCGAACGCCAGGCCTGCGGCCTGCGCGACACGCATCCGCGGAAAGGCGGGCGCTGATGGCCGGCGAATGGATCAAGATGCGCACCAACCTCTGGGATGACCCGCGCGTCGCCCAGCTCTGCGAACTGACCGACCAAGCCGAGGCGGCCGTTGTCGGCGGCCTGTACTGGCTGTGGGCCACGGCGGATGAACACTCGTCGGATGGCCTGCTGCCCGGCATGACCGTGCGCACCATCGACAGGAAGACCGGTGTCGCCGGCCTGGGCAAGGCGCTGGTAACGATCGGCTGGATCGCCGAGGGCGAAGACGGCGTTACCGTCACCCGCTTCGATGAGCACAACGGCGCGTCAGCGAAACAGCGCGCGCAGACCGCAAAACGGGTTTCGAACCACAAAGCTAACGCCAAGGTAACGCAGGGCGCGTTACCGAATCAGGACGAAGCCGTTACCGGTCCGTTACCTAGAGAAGAGAAGATAAGAGAAGAAGTAACTTCAAAACCTACTACCCCTGACGGGGTAGTCGTCGCCAGCCAGGCTGGCAACCTCTCCGGCGGCCGCCCGGTACTGGCGTCAAGACCCGAGTGCCCGCACCAGGAAATCATCGCGCTGTACCACGAGATCCTGCCCGAATGCCCCCAGGTGCGGGACTGGACGCCGGCCCGCCAGCAGCAGCTACGCACGCGCTGGAACGAAGACCCGCGCCGCCAGAACCTCGACTACTGGCGCGAGTTTTTCAAGTACGTGAAGCGTTGCGGGTTTCTCGTCGGCCGCGGCGACGGCGAGAGGCCATTCATTGCCGACCTCGAATGGATGACCAAGTCCAAAAATTTCACAAAGATTCGCGAAGGAAAATATGAGTAACGACATCAAGGCACCGCCCCACAGCGTCTCGGCCGAACAGGCCGTCATCGGCGCCCTGCTGCGCGACAACGACGCGGTCGACCGTGTCGGTGACCTGCGCGCCGAGCACTTCTTCCTGGGCGACCATGCCGCGATCTTCGGGGAGCTAATGCGGCACCTGGCCGCCGGCCGCAGCTGCGACGTGATCTCGCTCGGTGTCGCCCTGCAGGGCAAGGTCGCCAACTGCCTGCCCTACCTGAACCAGATGGCGCAGAGCACGCCGTCGGCGTCCAACATCGGGCGCTATGCCGCGATCGTGCGCGACAAGGCGGTCAAGCGTGGCCTGATCCGCTTCGGCCGCGACGTCGCAGAGCTAGCCGCCAATTCGCCCGAGGAATCGGCGGCCATGGTCGACCAGGCGTCGTCCGAGCTGGAAAAGCTGGCTCTGGCCCGCACCAGGATCGAACCGGTGCGCGCGGCCGATGAGCTGAAAGCCCACGTCGAGGAGATCGAGCGCCGCATGGATGGCCAGAGCAAGGCGATATCGACCGGCTACCCGGCGCTGGACGAAAAGCTCAGCGGCGGCCTGCGCGGCGGCGACCTGATCGTACTTGCCGCGCGCCCGAAGATGGGCAAGACGGCGCTGGCCGTGAACATCGCCTGCAACGTGGCTGCCGACCACCCGGTGCTGGTGCAGTCGATGGAAATGCCGAAATCGCAGCTGCACGACCGCAACCTGGCCAGTCTCGGCCGGATCCCGCTGCCGCACCTGCTGGAGCCGTCGAAGATGACGGACCAGGACTGGAGCGGCCTTACGCACGCGTCGATCAAGATCAGCGACATGCAGCTGTTCCTGGATGACCAGGGCGGCCTGCGCCTGATCGACGTGCGCATGAAGGCCAAGGGCGTGAAGCGCAAGCACGGCCTGAAGCTGATGGTCATCGACTACCTGCAGCTGATGGAAGGCGAAGGCGACAACCGCAACGCCCAGATCGAGGGCATCACGCGCGGCCTGAAGGCGCTGGCCAAGGAGCTGGACATGGCGATCATCCTGCTGTCGCAGCTAAACCGCAAGCTCGAGGAGCGCCCGAACAAGCGCCCGGTGCCCTCGGACCTGCGTGACTCGGGCTCGATCGAGCAGGACGCCGATGCCGTGATCTTCCTGTACCGCGACGAGGTGTACAACCCGGACACCATGGACGTTGGCATGTGCGAAGTCGACGTGGCGCTGTGCCGCCAGGGCGCCCCGGGGCGCGTGGCCCTGACCTACATCGGCGAGCAGGTACGGTTCGAATCGCTGAACCGCAGCTGGATGCCGGCGCCGAAGCAGGCAGCGAAGCGCGGCAGCCGCGGGTTCGCGGAGTGCCCATGAGCGCGACCCTGTTCAAGAAGGGCCGGGTCTGGCACTACCGCTTCCAGGTGGGGAAGGTGCGCGTGCAGCGCAGTACCAGGTCGGGCAGCAAGACGGCCGCCGGCGACATCGCCAGGCGCGAACACGACGCGGCGGTGGTGCGCGCCAATGGCGGCCAGCCGGTGCCGACGCTGGACCAGCTGGCCGAGGCCTGGATCGTTGTCCACAGGCCGGTGGCCAGCAGCGCGCACGTCGGCAGCGTCGAGCGCTTCCGCCGGCTGCACATGTACGACCTGGCGCAGCTGCCGATCGGCGACATCGCCACCCAGCAGGTCGAGCTGGCGCGCATCGAGCACCTCAAGACGCACAAGCCGGCCAGCGCGAACCACTGGCTGCGGATCCTGAAGCTGCTCACACTGTGGGCGGTCAAGCGCAAGATCCTGGTGGCGTCGCCGTGGAAGGTCTCGATGCTCAAGGTGCAGAAGCGCCCGCGCGCGATCCTGCCGCTGGACGTGGCCGCCGCCTGGTTCGCGGCCGTCGATGAGACCGCCGCCCGTGCCCCGGCGATCGCCACCGCGGTGCGGATGATGTTCGGCCTGGGCCTGCGCGAGGGCGAGTCCTTGAGCGCGCGCTGGGAATGGATGGATTGGCAGCGGTCGACCTACACGCCCGGCATCACCAAGGGCCGTGAGGCTGAACCGATCCCGATCCCCACCTGGCTGCGCGAGCACCTCCAGCCGATGCGCCAGGCCGAGGGCTTGATTGTGGCCAAGCCGAACGGCGAGCCCTTCGCTCCCGGCTTCGCGCGCCAGGTACTGAAGCAGGCGAACAGGGCTTGCAAGATCAAGGGCATCACGCCGCACCGGCTGCGCGGCACCTTCGCCACGCTGCTGTCGGAAGCCGGCGTGCCGATCCAGACGATCCAGAAGGTGATGCGTCACAAGAACTTCGCCACCACGGTCGGTTACCTCGAGAAAAACCTCGACCTGGCAGTGCGCGCGGCGGATGTGATCGGTGAAAAAGCCGGTTTCGGTGGCGCGAAAGTGGCGCGCACTACGGAACACAGCCTTTAGATAAAGGCGATGCAAATGATTAATGATCATCGGAAATTTACCAAAACGGAGATGCAATGAACGCCCTCGTCCTCATCATCGCCCTGCTGGGCATCGTCGTCTTGGTGTCCTGGCTGGCCGGCCGCATGGTGCGCATCCCGGCGCCGGCGTGCACGCAGCGCTGCCGCCAGGGTCGCGACTGCAGCTGCGGTATCGCCATGGAGCAGCAGCCTTGACCGAACGCCGCACCACGATCAGCCTCAACTGGCGCCCGGCCGGGGAGCCGGCGCGCCGCCGCGACGACTTCGCCGAGGTGCCATATGCGCAGCCGCAACCGCAGCGCCGGCAGGATCCGGCGCACCCGGACGTCGGCGACATCGACCAGCGTCTCAAGAACTGGGGCCGCTGGGCGAACGCCGATTACCGCCGGATCAACCGCACGGCCACCGCTGCATTTTGCGATCGGCTGCGCCGCGAAGCCGGGCTGCACCAGGATCACAGCGACGAGCGTCGCCGGCTGGACGATGACGACGCCTACCGGATCGAACTCGGCCTGCACCTGCTGCGCGGCACCCAGAAGGGCATCTTGCGCATGCACTACGTCGACGGCCGGGCCTGGCAGGCGATCTGCCGCGTGTTGCAGTTCCCGGTAAAGCGGGGACTGTTCGACAGCCTGCTGGTCAACGCCCAGATCGCGATAGAATTCGTTGTCGAAAAGAATACGGAGAAGCAATGAACCTGGACGATGACGATACCGTTGACGAGTTGCCGGCGCGCCCGCGCCAGGTAATCCCCGTCGCCGACCGCGAGCTGCTCGAGTTGGCGGCGCGCGCCCTGGGCGCTGTGCATGTCGAGGACGTTGAGGGCGAGGAGTGGCTGAATCTGCACTTCGCGGACGGATCGACCGTGAACCACTGGAACCCACTGGTGCACGGCGACGACACGTTCAACCTGAGCACCGACACACGAATGCAAATCACGCAGCGCGTGGACGAGGTGCGTATCGGTCACCGCTCGATCCCTGCGCTTTACGAGCCTGTCGGCGATGATCGCCGCGCCGCAACCCGTCGCGCTGTCACCCGCGCCGCCGCCGAGGTCGGCAAAGGGCGACAGTAACGGCTCGCCCTCAATGGTCTCACGCCGGTACTGCTGTGCTAGCATGGTTTTCACGCGATAGGGATCGCGTATAACGAAAACTGGAGAGCAAAATGGTGATAGTTGATGGTAAGGAAGTTCTGATTTCTGAATCGTTTGTCATGCTACCCGGGGAACGCGCTGTCGTTTCCGTTCCATCGGTCTATGAAGGTGGAATTTCTTTCCGCTGCGCGCAGGAACAGCGGCAGGAATCTGCGAGCGCGGCACATGGGTTCGGCGTTTCGGTGCCACTTCTTCCTGCTGGCCAAAGTTTCCTGCTGGATTGGCCTGACTTAATAACGGTTCGTGAAGGCGAAATCACTGGACGCATCGTAGGTCACAGGGTCGATGCAGGCATGATGGTCTATGTGAACCTGTACATTGTCCGTCCATCGAAAAAAACCACGTGAACAGATAAAATTTCTAATCGGAACTTGACAGTAGGAAATCTCAGCAGTAAATTCCTATCCACAACTTATTTCCGTCCATAAAGACGCGTGCGGGTGCCTGATGGCAGCCCGCGGCGACTCTGGACTTAGAAGCCCCGCGATCAGCAATGACGCGGGGCTTTTTCATTCCAGCCACCATGAGCGAAAAGAAACCAGCCAAGACGCCACGCAAGCCGGCGACTAAGGCCCGGGCCAAACCGCTCGGGCGCCCCAGCAAGTACACGAAGAAAATTGCCGACCACATCTGCGCTCGCCTCGCCGCGGGTGTGCCACTGGCCGAGATTTGCCGCGCTGACAACATGCCAGCCGTGCGCACGGTCAGCGATTGGAAGAAGGCCAACGCCACCTTTTCCGCCGACTTCGCACGTGCACGCGACGAGGGCTTCGACCGAATCGCCGCCGACTGCCTCCAGATCGCCGACGAAACCAGCAGCGACACACTGTCCACCGAACACGGCGACCGCCCGAACACTGAGTGGATCGCTCGCTCGAAGCTGCGCATCGAGACGCGCCTGAAGCTTCTGGCGAAGTGGGATCCCAAGCGCTACGGCGACAAGGTCGACATCAACCACGGCGGCCAGGACGGCAACCCGATTAAAACCGAGTCGCACGTGCAGCTGTCGGCGGAGGAGTCTTACAAGAGGCTCATCGAGGGCGGCAACTGATTTTGATGCACCGAAGCGCAGCGCGTCGGCACCGCTGCATCACATCCTGGTGAATGAATTTCTTTGAACAACCCTGCCATATGGGAGCTTCTGACAGGCCGGAACAGCACGGCCACCACACGAATGCGCTCCAGCAAGAACGCATCCGTGTGGTCAAGCGCTGATACGCGAGGCTGCTGGTCAGCCGCCACTACATGTCTCCAGCTCCAGGCTCCGCAGGGTCTGGGGCCTTGCCCGCCGCGTGCGGGCCTTTTTATTCGAAGGTGACCTATGGCCGCTGGCCCAATCGTCGTGCCGAACAAGGCGCGGCTGAACCTGTTCAACGCCACCAACCTGCTGGGCGCCGATGCGTCCAAGTTCAAGCTGGCCCTGGTGGGCTCGGGCTGGACGCCAGACAACGGCGATACCGGCATCGAGGTCTGGGGCGACGTCTCCGCGAACGAAATCGCGAACGGCGGCGGCTACACGACCGGCGGCGTCGCACTGACCGGCGTGTCGCTGACCCAATCCGGCGGCACGGTGAAGTTCACCAGCGGCGCGGCCCAGTGGACGGCCACCGGCAGCGGCATCGCAGCCTGGCGCCGTGGCGTCATCTACTACGCCGGCACGCTGAACGGCAAGGTGAACCCGATCGTTGGCCACTTCCTGGGCGATGCAACGCCGGCGGACATCCCGGCCACCGCCGCACCCAACACGCTGACCGTTACCCCGAACGCTGCGGGGCTCTTCTCCGCGAGCTGATCATGCCGACGATCCGTGAACGCATCATCGGCCTGGCTGCCCTGATCCCGGCCCGGCTCAACCGCGACCTGGATGCGCTTGCCGCTGGTCTGAACGCGGCGCCGGCGAAGGTGCTGTCTACGCGCTACATCAACGCGCAGAACATCCTGTCGGAATGCGCGGATGGCGCCGACATCATCAGCCGCCTCAACGGCGCGGCGAGCACGAACAGCACCGTCAAGTACGCGATGCTGACCCTGGTGCAGGACAAGGGGCTGAACGTCGGCGATCCGACGATCCAGTCGCTCTTCGACAGCCTGACCGCTGGCCTGGTGCCGGTACTGACCGCATCCCAGGCAACGCAGCTGAAGAACCTGGCCATGCTGCCGCAGATGGTCACCCGCACCGACGTCGAGGCGGCAATGTACAACCCGAATGGAACCGAGAAATGACCGCACCGACCCGCTCTACCATCCCCATCCTCGCGTCGGTGAGCGTCCCGGCCGGCGGCAGCAAGGCTGCGCCGGCGGCCGGCGGTACCGGCGCATGGGTCGACGTGCGTGGTCAGAACGGCGGCCAGCTGGCGTACAGCGTCAAGAACGGCAGCATCGCACCGGGCGTTCAGGGTCAGTTCACCTTCCAGGTCGGCGACGGCAACGACACATCCACCGTTACGAACGTCACCGACCTGTGGACTGGCGGCGGCACCACCGTCGGCAGCGACGAAACCACCGGTCTCCTCGAACTGCCGGCTACCGCGTCGTTTGTCCGGATGCTCTGCTACGGCCACACCACGAACGCCGTGACGTTCCGAGGCACCCTCTTCGCGAAGGCCTGATATGCGAGGCATGCGCTACCAGCCGCAAGGCAGCGCGCGGCTCAACACGAATAATCCCCTTGTGCGGGGCGCGTTCGTTTATCCACTCGCCGCTCATAACAGAATTCTGGGCGCTGCGTCCGGCACGCCAAGCGTGGAAGGCAATACAGCGAGACGAGGCGGCCCAACCGGCTTGTACTACAGTCTCAGTAGCGCGCAGGCCGATGTAATCCGATTGGGCGCGAACGCGGCAATGCAGGCCGAAGCGTTCAGTACGCTGATCGTTGTCAAATTCGATGCGCTTCCCGCCAGCGGTACATCCTTTACGATCTTCCAGAGCGGCTCAGCTGCGGATCAAAGCTACCAAGCGAGTAATGGTAGTTTCCAGTTCAGGGTAGGAGATGCGGGTGACCTACAAGTAATCAAAGACAATACGGTTGCCGTATATTCCGGCCCTGCTGGTGTGATCGCCCCGGGTAAATGGACGGTCGTGTCGCTCGCGTTCGCATCTGGGGCGCCAGGTTATTTACGTCTCGCCGTCAATGGTCGAGTGGTCGGCCAGCACACTCCAAGCATCGACAGCTTCAAAGCCGGCAATTTCACCATCGGCACAAAAGACGGGACAACCAGTGAGAAGGGTCCGGTTGACGTCGCACTTTTCGGCTATTGGCCCCGCACGCAGGCGGAGCATGAACAGATCGCACTGAGCCGCAATCCTTGGCAGATGTTCCAAGCATCGCTTGAAGAGGATGCGGTTGCCCCGGTTGTCGCGACGATCGCCCCAAGCGCGGCGTCGCTGGTCATTACCGGCTTCGCACCCACCGTGGCGCGCGGCGTCACCACCAACGTGGTGCCCGGTGCCACAGGGTTGGCCCTGACCGGCTTCGCACCGAGCGTCACCCAGGGCATGACGACGGGCGTGTCGCCGGCGCCGGTCGCGCTGACCCTGGCGGGCTACGCGCCGGCAGTGACCCAGACCGCGGCGCGCGGCGCAAACCCGGCACCGGCGACGCTGACGATCACAGGCTACGCCCCGACCGTGGCGCGCGGCGCAAGCTTGGCCGTCGCCGGCGGCGCGCCGGCCGCCATGACGCTGACCGGGTATGCGCCGACGGTCACCCAGGCCAACAACCTGGTGCCGCACTACCACGACGCCACGATCATGCGGCTGAGCGGCGTGCGTGGCGTGGCCAACCTCGGTCCGGACAGACTTCAACAGACAGCAGGCCTTCCATGAACCCCAATGTTGGCGAATACGGCATCGCCTATGACGTAAACACGAACTACGACATGTCGGCGGCCACCTCGGTGGTGATGGACATCACCCGGCCGGACGGCAGCAAGATCGCCGCGCCGGCGGCCGTCGGCCTGGTCGACCTGGCCACCGCCGACATGGGCACGTTCGCCGCGAAGAAGTACTGCACCTACGTGTTCAAGGACGGCGACCTGAACCAGCCTGGCGACTACCGCGTGCGCGTGGTCTACACCGACAGCACGAAGCGGCTGATTGCCGACCCTGTCGCCTTTACCGTGAACCCATAAGGAAACACCATGCACTTCCAGCTTACCCTCGACGACGAGCGCCGATGGGTGCTGGTCCTGCATCAGATCGAGCGCATGCGCATCGCGATCCTGAGCGACGCCGGCACGCCGCCACCAGCAGCACACGATAGGCCTGGCGATGGCCGCGCCTGAGTGGTTCGACTTCCGCTCGCCCGACTACGACCGTCTGTACACGCTGCGCGCCGAACGCCTGGAACGGCTGCGTGCCGCGCCCGAGCTGGTGCCTGGCCTGAAAGAGCACTACAAGGCCAACCCGATCGACTTCATCAACGACTGGGGCATGACCTTTGACCCGCGTAACGCGGAGATCGGCCTGCCCACGGTGATCCCGTTCCTGCTGTTCCCGAAACAGGCCGAATTCGTCACCTGGGTGTTCGACCTGTGGCGCGGTCGCGAAGACGGCCTTGCCGAGAAGTCGCGCGACATGGGGATTTCCTGGCTGAGCGTGGGTATCGCGGTCTGGATGTGGACTTTCTACCCGGGCGTGGTGATTGGCTTCGGCAGCCGCAAAGAGGAATACGTCGACAAGCTGGGCGACCCGAAGTCCCTGTTCTGGAAGGTGCGCCAGTTCGTCAAGATGCTGCCCGAGGAGTTCCGCCCAGCCGGCTACGTCGAGAACAAGCACGCGCTGCACATGCGCATCATCAACCCTGAGACCGGATCGGCGATCGTGGGCGAGGCCGGCGACAACATCGGCCGCGGTAACCGCACCTCGATCTACTTCAAGGACGAATCGGCGTTCTACGAGCGCCCGGAAGCGATCGACGCCGCGCTGTCGCAGACGTCGAACTGCAAGATCGACCTCTCGACCGTGAACGGCAACGGCAACCCGTTCTACAAGAAGCGGCACGGCGGCAAGGTGAAGGTCTTCACCTTCCACTGGCGCCAGGATCCGCGCAAGGACGACGCCTGGTACCAGAAGCAGTGCAACACGCTCGACCCCGTGATCGTGGCCCAGGAAATCGACATCGACTACAACGCGTCGACGACCGACAGCTGGATCGATGGCGTGTCGGTGTCGGATGCGCAGCGCAACGGCCCGGCCGACGTCGAGGCGATCGGTGAATGGGTGCTCGGTGTCGACGCCGCGCACTACGGCGACGACGAGAGCGTCATCCACAAGCGCCGCGGCCGACTCAACCTGCCGCAGGTTACCCGCCGCAAGCTGGACGGGCCTGGCCTGGCTGCCGTGGTCGAGGCTGAATGCGACGACTTGGTCGAGGCCGGCGGATCCATCGGCGGCATCGTCATCGAGCTCGACGGCCCGGGCGTCTCCTGCTACGACCAGCTCAAGCTGGGCCGGTACAAGGACAAGATGGTCGGCGTCCACACTGGCGCCAGACTGTCCGATGGCAAGAACTACAACGTGCGCGCCAAGATGTGGCGCGACGCACGCGACTACCTGGCGGCCGGCCCCGTGTCGCTGCCGGTCGACGGCGAGCTGAAGTCCCAGGTGTCGTCGGTCAAGTACCGCTATAAGGACGGCCTGCTGCTGATGCAGTCCAAGAAGGAATACAAGGCCGAGTTCGGCAAGTCGCCGGACCGCGCCGACGCCTTCGTGCTGTCGTTTGTTCCGGTCAAGCAACGCAAGGCCTCCGAGCGGCCGAAACTGAAATCAACACCGAGCCCGAATGGCTGGATGGGATAAATGGCAACTACCGACAACACCGCAGACGAGAAGATCGTTCTAGAGGCCAAGAAGCGCTTCCAGCGCTGCGAGGACTTCGAGTCCGACACGCGGCCGCTGTGGAAGGCCGACGTCCGCTTTGCCAATGGCGACCCGGACAACGGCTGGCAGTGGGACGACATGATGCGCAAGGGCCGCCAGCTGGACAAGCGCCCTTGCCTGACGATCAACAAGACGAAGCAGCACAACCGCCAGATCACGAACGACCAGCGGCAGAACAAGCCCAGCATTCGCGTGTATCCGGTGGATAGCGGCGCCGACAAGAAGACCGCCGAGATGTTCAACGGCGTGATCCGGCACATCGAGCAGAACAGCAACGCCGACGTGGCCTACGACACCGCGGCCGAACACCAGGTCGACGGCGGCCTGGGCTACTGGCGCGTCATCACCGACTACGCCAGCGACGACAGCTTCGATCAGGAAATCTTCATCAAGCGCGTCAAGAACCCGCTGAACGTGTACCTCGACCCAGACATCCAGGAAGCGGACGGCAGCGATGCCCGCTTCGGCTTTGTGTTCGAGGACATCGCGCGCGAGGAATTCGAGGCGCGCTACCCGAACGTCGACGCGGTCACCTGGCCGCTCGACGGCGGCGACACGTGGCTCAGCAAGGATACGGTGCGGATCTGCGAGTACTTCCGCCGGGTCGACCTGAACGACAAGCTGTTCGTCGACACCCAGGGCAACGTGCTCAAGGCGTCCGAGATGGACAAGGACGCACTGGTTGCGGCGGCGTCGGCCGGCTGGCGATCGCGCCCGGTGAAGCGGCAGCAGGTCGAGTGGCACCTGCTCGCCGGCGACGTGGTGGTCGAGAAGAAGGAATGGCTGGGCCGCTACATCCCGATCGTGCGCGTTGTCGGCGACGAGATCGAGATCGACGGCAAGCTCGACCGCAAGGGCCACACGCGCCAGATGAAAGATGCGCAGCGCATGTACAACTACAACTCGTCGGCGAGTGTGGAATACGGCGCGCTGCAGACCAAGACGCCGATCATGGCCGCTGCCGAGGCGATCGAGGGCTACGAGGAACACTGGGACAACGCCAACACCCAGAACAAACCTTACCTGCCCTACAACCACGTCGATGCCAACGGCAACCTGATCCCGGAACCACACCGTATTCAGGCGCCGACGCCGGCCACCCTCTTCCTGGACGGCATGCGCGTCGCGTCGGACGAGATGAAGATGGCCAGCGGCCAGTATGACGCCAGCATGGGCGCCAAGTCGAACGAGACCAGCGGCCGCGCGATCATGGCCCGCCAGCGTGAAGGCGACACGGCGACGTTCCACTTCATCGACAACATCGCACGGGCCATCAAGTACACCGGCAAGATCCTGATCGACCTTATCCCGAAGGTCTACGACACGCCGCGGCTGATCCGGATCCTGGGCGAAGACGGCAAGGAAAGTCATGCGCAGATCGATCCAACCCAGAAGCAGGCCTACGTGCAGCAGCAGGCCCCTGGTGGCGAGACACAGGATTTCTACAACCCGAGCGTCGGGCGCTATGACGTGGTGGTGGCCGTCGGCCCGAGCTACAGCACGAAACGGCAGGAAGCATTCCAGGCGCTGACCGAGATGGCCAGCCGCAGCCCGGACATCCTGGCGCGCGCCGGCGACCTGGTCATGCGCGCGGCCGACTTCCCGATGGCCGAGGAGCTGGCCGAACGCTTGACGCCCCCGGACGTGGCCGCCGCCAAGGAAAAAGGCGCGTCGCCCGAGGCGCAGCAGATGCAGCAGCAGCTCCAGCAGATGCAGGGGCAACTCCAGACCCTCGGCCAGGAATACAACCAGCTGCACGACGAGAAGGACGGCGAGCGGCAGCAGCGCCTGCTGGACCGCTACCGCGCCGAGACCGACCGCCTGAAGATCATTTACCCGACGATGCCGCAGCAGATCGCGCAGGTGATTGCCCAGGAATTCGGCCTCGAGCTGGTGAACGAGCCGCCGCTGGCCGAGGCCGGCGCCGACCCGGGCGCACCGCCTGGCCTGCCGCCGGCAGCACCGCAACCCGAAGAAGACCCGCCGAGTGCGGGTTTTTCTTTGCCCGAATCGCAGTAAAACCCGTACCCGTCCGGCAAGACGGGGCCTCAATCATCTTGGGAAACCATGAGCACTGAAAACACCGAAAGCGGCCTCCCGTCGCAGGCGCCTGGCGCCGAACAGGGTGCAACCAACCAGGTCGAGCAGCACACCAGCACGGAAGCGACCGCCGGGCAACCGCAACAGGAAGGCCAGCAGCAGGGCCAGGAAGGCGATCAGCAGGAACCGAAGCGCACGCCCTGGTTCCAGACGCGTATCGACGAACTGACCCGCGCGCGCCACGAAGAACGCCGCCGGGCCGACGAGGCCCAGCAGCAGGCGCTGCGCTTCCAGCAGCAGCTCACCGCGCTCCAGCAGGGCTATCAGCCGGACCAGCAGCAACCGCAGCACCAGGGGCAGGAAGTCGACGTCCACACCCTGGCGCAGCAGGAAGCAACCCGCATGGTAGCCGACCAGCGCTTCAACGAGCAGTGCAACAAGGTGTACCGCGACGGCATGGCGGCGTTCCCCGACTTCGGCCAGTCCGTCGCCAATCTTCAGATGCTGGGCGCCGGCCGGGAGTTCCTGGAACTGGCGACCTCATCCGATGCCGGAGCGAAGCTGCTCCACCACCTGGGCACCGACCTCGACGAAACCGCGCGCCTGCTGATGTTGCCTCCTGTGCAGATGGCGCGCGAGCTGACCCGCCTGGAATTCAAGCTGGGCCAGCCTGCCGCACCGAAACCCATCAGCAAAGCCCCTGCGCCGATCACTCCGCTCGGCTCGTCCGCGTCCACCGACGTCGGCGACACGTCGCGCATGAGCGACAGCGAGTGGTACACGCACCGCCAGAAAACCCGCAAATAGGACATAAGCCATGCCTACCCAAAACCAAATCCTGACCCACCAGATGCTGGCGCGCGAAGCCGCCGCCATGCTGTCCGAGGAAATGAATTTCCTCTCCAACATCAACCGCGGCCGCGAATCCGAGTTCAAGGACCAGCCGAACGGCTACAAGAAAGGCGACAAGGTCGACATCGGCATCCCGCCGGTACCGACCGTGTTCGACGGTCCGACCTTCGCTGGCGGCGGCGACGCCCCGGGCCAGAACGAGCAGAAGGTCACGTTGCAGCTGACCACCCAGAAACACGTGCCGCTGACCTTCACCGCCAAGGAAAAGGCGCTGTCGATCAGCGACTTCAAGGAACGCTTCCTGAAGCCGGCCATGAATTCGATCGGCTCCGTCGTCCAGGCCGACCTGATCAACCGCGCCGTCGTGGCCACCCCCAACGTGGTCGGCACCCCCGGCAGCCTGCCGAACACCTTCAAGGTGTACGGCCAGGCGCGCGGCATGATGGAGCGCTTCATGGCGCCCGAGGGCGACCGCACCGGGCTGCTGAGCTCGGACGCCAGCAACGAGCTGGCCGACGCCATCAAGAACCAGCAGAACCCGGGCGACACCGTGAACAAGTCGTTCCTGCAGGGTTACATCACCCGCGCGCAGGGCATGGGCCTGTTCGAAAACCAGTCGCTGCCGATGCTGGCCCTGGGCACCGCGACCGGCTTCACCGTGAACGGCGCCAACCAGACCGGCGCCGCGCTGAACATCGGCAACCTGACCGCCGGCCAGACCATCCTGAAGGGCACGGTCTTCACCATCCCGGGCATCTTCGCCGTGCACCCGATCCTGGGCGTCTCGAACGGCAAGCTGCGCCAGTTCGTCGTGACCGGCGACTTCACCGCCGGCGGCACCACTGGCACGATCGGCATCTTCCCGGCGCTGGCCGTCACCACCACCGCGGTGGTCGGCACCGTGTCGGCGCTGCCGGGCAACGGTCAGCCCGTGTCGCTGGTCGGCTCGCCGTCGACTGCCTACCGCCAGCAGCTGGCGTTCCACAAGAATGCCTTCACCGCGGCGTTCGCGCCGCTGCCGATCCTGGCGTCGTGCGAGGGCTACACCGCCTCGGTGAACGGCTTCTCGGTGCGCGTCATGACCTTCGGTAACGGCCAGACCGACACCGAGTCGACCCGTATCGACGTCCTGTACGGCTTCGCGGCCGTCCGTCCGGACCACGCCTGCCGCATCACCGAGTAATCAACCACCCTGCCCGCTCCGCTGTCGCGGGGCGGGCGCACCGGAGAACAACATGGAATTCCAGGAATACCCGAAAGCCCTGTACAAGGGCGGCGACCAGGCCGCCGAGTGGGTCATGGTCAGCGACAAGGACGAAGAAGCGGCAAAGCGCAAGGCCGGCTTCAAGATGCTGGGCGAAACCAAGGCCAAGGCCGCTGAATGACCACCGCCGGCGACATCATCAACCGCGCGCTGAAGGACGCCGGCGTGATCGCGGCCGGCGAGACGGCGCCGGCCGAGGATCTCGTCGACACGCTGACAGCGCTGAACAACATCATCGTGCAGTGGATGGCGATCCCGGCATGCGTGCCGAAAACGCCGCACGTGCTCGCGCCCTTCGGCAGCCAGGCCGACCTGCTGCAGCTGCCGCCGATCTACGAACCTGCGCTGCAGTACTCGCTCGCCGAGGTGCTGCCGGCGACGTTCTCGCTGCCCGCGCGCCCGGACCTCATCCGCCTGGCATTCCAAGCGCGCAAGGTGCTCAAGCGCGCGAACCTGGTCATTCCCAATGCCGAGCTGCCCGGGGCGCTGCAGTTCGGGCGCCGCTTCGGGGTGTGCTGCGGCGATGAATGACCCGCTGCGTGCGGCTTATGCCTCGCTTACGGGTCGGGCCGATGCCACATTCGAACAGTTCCGGTCCGCCGTCGCAGCTTGGGACGTCGTGCCGGTGACCGTCACCGGCAAGCTGGCCGGCGCGGTGCTGATCAACGGCGCCGAGCTGCATGCCTGCATCCTGCCGGCATTTTTCGGGCGCTGGCTGACGCGCGCGGTGCTGCGCCAGACGCTCCACCAAGTGCTGGCCCACCATGGCCACGCGATCACGCGAACGACCAGCGGCAACGATGCCGGGCACGCTTTCGTCGCGCGGCTCGGCTTTCACAAGATTTGCGACGCCGACGGCGTGGCCACATACAGACTTGAGGCGAAACGTGGGAATTGAAACAATCATCGGCGGCGGGCTGGCACTCGGCGGCGCCCTGCTGAACAAGAAATCGTCCGACAAAGCAGTGAGCGCCCAGCAGCAGTCGTCGGATGCGGCCACCGCTGAAGCACGCCGCGAGTACGACATCACACGCCAGGACCAGCTGAATCTGCTGACCCAGCAGCGCGCGGACCAGCAACCCTGGCTCGACGCCGGCCACAACGCGCTGACGCAGCTGGCGAGCGGCACTGGTGCCGGCGGCCAGTTCACGAAGACGTTCACCGGCGCCGACCTCGCGTCCGACCCGGGCTACCAATTCCGCCTCGACCAGGGCAATCAGGCGATCGAACGCTCAGCGGCCGCGCGCGGCGGCCTGCTGTCGGGCGCGGCCGCGAAGGCACTGACCCGGTATAGCCAAGGCGTGGCATCGGACGAATACGGCAATGCGTATAACCGCTTTAACAACGACCAGTCGACCCAGTACAACCGCCTGGCGTCGCTCGCCGGCGTCGGCCAGGCCGCTACCAACCAGGTGGGCCAGGCTGGCCAGAACGCCTACGGCACGATCGCCAACGCAGGCCAGAACACGTCGAACGCCGCCCAGAACAACCTGACCGGCGCCGGCAACGCGCGCGCGTCCGGCTACGTGGCCGGCGCGAACGCGCTGACCGGCGCGATCGGCCAGGGCGTCAACTGGTACCAGAACAACCAGTTGCTGAACCAACTCGGCGGTGGTGGGACGAGCAAACTCTTCAGCGGTGCGTCGTATGGCAGCCTGAAAGATTTGGCCGGCTTCGACATGAGCTTCGGCAGTTTATAGGATAAAAAATGCCCATCGATCCATCCATCGCCCTGAACGTCAAGCAACTGCAGCTGCCCAACCCGCTCGAGCAGTACGGCCAGTTCCAGCAGGCCCAGGCGGCCATGAGCCAGAATCGGCTGGCCGACCTGGTGCTGGGCGAGAAGCGCCGCGAGGCAGCCGAAACCGCCCAGGTAAACATGCTCTACAAGGGCGCGACCGGCGAGAACGGCGCGCTCGACCGCAACAAGCTGCTGGGCAGCGTTGCGGCCGCCGGCCTGGGATCCAAGTACCAGGCGCTGCAGAAAGGCTTCCTCGATCTGGACAAGGGGCAGGCCGACGTCGCCAAGACCCAGGCGGACACGGCAAAGGCGCAGGCCGATGCCCTAACCAAGAAGCTGGACATCGCCGGGCAGGCCTTCGGGCACGTGCGCGCGAACCCGACGCTGGAAAATGCGAACGCCACGCTTGACTTCCTGGTAGGCAACGGCACGTACACGGCTGAGCAGGGTGCGCAATATAAAGCGCTGGTTGCGTCCGACCCGACCCAGATCGCCGCGCTGGCCGACCAGGCCTTCCGCTCGGCGCTGTCGGCCAAGGACCAGCTGGCGACCTACCAGACCCGCAACACCGGAGCTACTACGGACACGCTGGCGATCGACCCGGTGACCGGCAAGGTTACGGTGGCCAGCTCGGTCAAGAACACGGTGTCGCCAGATGCGCAGCTGCAGGCGAACATCTCGCGCGCCAATAATGCAGCAACGGTGGCGGCAACCGAGCGCGGCCAGAACATGACCGACGCGCGCGCCCGCGAGCAAGTGGCCGCAGGCAAGGTGCCGTCCGGCTACCGCCAGGCCGGCGACGGCACCCTCGTGCCGATCCCCGGCGGCCCAGCCGATCCGAAGAACAAGCCGCCGACCGAGTTTCAGGGCAAGTCAGCAGCCTTCGGCGCGCGTGCCGAAGAGGCGGACAGGCTCCTGACGGGCCTGCAAGGCCAGTACAGCCCGGCAGGCATCAATGCGAAGAACACGGCGTCGGATATCTGGGGCGTGGGTGGCGCGCTCGGCACGCTCGGGAACAACGCTCTGAGCGATGCCAGCCAGCGCGCCGACCAGGCGCAGCGCGACTTCGTCAATGCGGTGCTGCGCCAGGAATCCGGCGCCGCGATCGGCGCAAGCGAATTCGACAACGCACGCAAGCAGTACTTCCCGCAGCCGGGCGACAGCGCCGCCGTGATCCAGCAGAAGGCGGCCAACCGAAAACTGGCTGTTCAGGGTCTCAAGACCAACGCTGGGCCTGCGGCGTTTTCCGCACCACAACCAGGTGCGCCGGCGGCGGCACCCCCGGGCAAGCCGGCCGGGCCGCCGCCGAAAAATGCCAAGGGCTGGACGCTCCACGTCGACGCCGGCGGCAACCGCGCGTACGTGAGCCCGGACGGCAAACAATATGAAGAGGTGCATTGATGCCATTCGATCTCGCAAGCGCGAAGCCCGCGCAGGGAAAGTTTGACCTGGCCAGCGCGAAGCCGGCTGCAGCCGCAGCGCCGGCCGGCAGCGCCGACTACCAGCGCGGCCGTGCCGCGCCGGCATTCCAGCAAGGCGTGGTCGCTGGCACGAACGGCCTCCTGATGGGCTTCGCCGACGAGCTGGGCGGCGCGCTGGGCGCAGCCTGGGACAAGCTGAAGAGCCCGTCGTCCGACCTGCAGGCCAACTACATCGCCAACCGCGACGCGCTGCGCGGGATGGAGGATGCGCAGCGCGAACGCAGCCCGATCCAGACCGCAGTGACGCAAGGCCTCGCCACGATCCCGCTGGCGATTGCCACCGGCGGCGCCGGCGCGGCAAGCATGCTGCCAGGTGCGGCGCGCGCGGCCGCCGCTCCGGCGGTGGCTGGTCTCGGTGCGCGCACCGCCCGCGCGGCCATGGTCGGCGCCGCCTACGGCGCAGTGGGCGGTGCTGGCCACTCGACGGCCGACTCGGTCGAAGGCGTGGTGCAGGATGCCGGCAAGGCCGCCGCCACCAGCGCGGCCTTCGGCCTCGGCGCGACACCCGTCGCCGCCGGCATCACCGCGGTCGGCCGCAACGCCGCGCAGCGCCTGTCCGGCACCGCGGCCGCCGAGTTCGCCCGGCAGAAGATCGCCCAGGCGCTGGCGAACGATGCGCGCGGCGCCCAGTTCACTGGCGGCTATGCCAACCCGTTCGGCCAGATCGCTGCCCGCTTCGGCAAGCTCGGCGACGAGGCGGTGCTGGCCGACGCCGGCGGCCAGAACACGAATCAGCTGCTGGACACGCTGGCCACCCTGCCCGGCCGCACGAAGGAAGCCGTGGCCAACGTCCAGCGGCAGCGCACCGCCGGCGTCGGCGACAGGATGCGCGACGCCGCCGAAAGCGCGCTCGGCACGCAGGGCCAGCGCCTGGACACCACCGTCGACGCGCTGATCACGCGCCGCCAGCGGGATGCGGGACCTCTGTACAACCAGCTTCGCCAGATCGATATCAGCCCGAGCGCCGCGCTGGCCGACATCGTGCGGCACGCCGACGAACTGGGCGCGGTCCGGCTGGGCCGGGAAATCGCGACAGCACGCCGGACGCCATTCAGCCTCGACGCGGCGCAGCCGGCGCGCTGGAACATGGGCGACCTCGACCATGTGAAGCAGGGCCTCGACCAAATGCTGGCCAGCAGCAAGGCCGTCAATCCGGATGGCACGCTCAAACCGCTCGGCAACGCCTACCTCACGCTGAAAAACGACTTGGTGGATGCGCTCGATACGGCAACCACGGCGCGCCAGACCGGCACCTCGCTCTACCGCCAAGCCCGGGAGGCGTTCGCCACGCCGTCCGCCCTGATCGATGCCGCGCGCGCCGGCCAGCTGGCGATCAACCGCGACGAATCGAACATCCTGAGCACTATCCGCGGCATGTCGGACAACGAGCAGCAGGCGTTCCGGATCGGCGCGTTCGAGGGCCTGCGCAACAAGCTGGGCACCCAGGGCGGCCAGACCAACGTCATGAACATGTGGAAGGAACCGTCGATGCAGGAAAAGCTGCGCGCCATCTTCGGCACCGAGCGCGCCTACCGCGAGTTCGCCGTCAGCGTCGGCCGCGAGGGACAGCTCAAGGGGCTGCAGAGCGTCGGCCGCGGCTCGCAGACCGCTGCGCGCCTGGCGGGCGTGGAAGACCTGGGCATGTCGGCGATGTCGGACGTCGGCACCGCCGTCGGCGCCGCCAAGACCGGCAACCTTCTGACGATGCTGGCCGCAGGCAAGAAAGGCTGGGACCGCATCGCGGTACCGCAGACCGTGCGCGACCAGATGGGCAACATGCTGCTGTCCCGCGGCGCGAACGGGGCCCGGGAGCTGAACAGCCTGGCGCCGCTGATCCAGAGCATCAACACCCGCAACATGCTGCTGTCGAACGGCGTCGGTGTGCTGGGCGCCGAGCTGGGCGCCGGCCTGGCGGTGTCGCCCCCAGTCCAGCAGATCCCGCGGTAACAGTACTTCACGCTCCACCACCAGCCTGCATCCGCGGGCTTTTTTACGACCACACCATGCAAATTCCATTCGTAGGCGGCGCCTATGCCCTGCGCTCGCGCGGCATGGACGCCCAGCGCAGCATCAACCTGTTCCCGGTGGTCGACCAGAGCGGCGGCGCGCGCACGGTGACGGCCATGTACGGCACGCCCGGGCTGCGCCTGCTGCTGGCCCTGCCCGGCGCCGGCGGCATCCGCGGCGAGCACCGGCCAGCGTCCGGCGCCCCGATCGTCGTGCGCGGCGCGTCGGTCTACCGCGTCAACGCGGCCTGGCAGGCGACGCTGGTTGGCACGCTGGCCACGTCGACCGGCCCGGTGTCGATCGCCGACAACGGCAAGGTGGCGATGATCGTCGACGGCGCGAACGGCTACAGCGTGAACCTGGCCGACAACACGCTGACGCAGATCGTCGACGAGGCCTTCTATGGCGCCGACTGGGTCACGTACCTGGACGGCTATTTCATCTTCAACAAGCCGGGCACCGCCCAGTTCTACATTTCCGGCCTGTTCGCGGTGACCTTCGACGCCCTGGACTTCGCCAGCGTCGAGGGCACGGCCGACGCGATCGTGCGCCACATCGTCGACCACCGCGAGATCTGGTTCTTCAAGCGCAACAACATCGAGATCTGGGTAAACAGCGGCGACGCCGACTTCCCATTGACACGCACGTCGACGTCGATCCAGGTCGGCTGCTCGGCGCCGTGGTCGGTGGCGCGCATGGACAACAGCCTGATCTGGCTCGGCGCCGACGACACCGGCTCGCTGGCGGTCTACCGGGCCCAGGGCTACCAGCCGGCGCGGATCTCGACCGAGGCGATCGATTACGCGATCGCGCAATACCCGACCGTCAGCGACGCCATCGCCTATGCCTACGAGCATGAGGGGCACACCTTCTACGTGCTGTCCTTCCCGAGCGCGAACGCGACCTGGGTTTTCGACGCCGCCACCAGCCAGTGGCACGAGCGCCTGTGGCGCAGCCCGGCCAGCGGCCAGCTGAACCGCCACCGGACCTGCCACCACATGGCGTTCCGCAGCGAGCATGTGGTCGGCGACTGGGAGAACGGCAACCTGTACGCCCTGGACATGGACTGCTACACCGACAACGGCGCGCCGCTGCCGCGGATCCGGGTCACGGGCTACGTGGCCAACCCGGAATCGCACCACATGCACTTCGACGCGGTGCAGGTCGAGTTCGAAGCTGGCGTCGGCCTGCAGTTCGGCCAGGGCAGCGAGCCGCAGGCGGTGCTGGAATGGTCGGACAAGGCCAAGGTCTGGAGCCACCAGCACGCGCGCTCGATCGGCTCGGTCGGCAATTACAACGCGCGCGCGATCTGGCGCCGGCTGGGCCGCAGCCGCAGCCGGGTGTTCCGGCTGACTATCTCGGACCCGGTCAAGGTGGTGATCCTGGGCGGATCCGGCCAGGTGCGGATGGCGGCATCGTGAAGCTGACGCCGCCTTCATCGCGCGAGCCGGCGGTTGACCCGCGCACCGGAGCATTTTCCCGCACCTGGTTCAACTACTTCCAGCAGCTGTTCGACCGCGTGGGCGGCATGACCGCGGAGCTGCTGGGACTGGCCGACTTCACCGGCGAGAACCAGCTGCTGAAGCCCGACGGCTTCCAGCGCCTCCCAGGGGGATTGATCCGGCAATGGGGCGTGGCCGCAACCGATGAGGTCGGCGAAGTCACGATCCAGTTTCTCAAGCCGTTCAAGCGGCAGTGCGTCACCTTCAAGTGCGAAGAGACCGGGGTCAGCCAGGCGAGCGGGATCACGTTCGCGCATGGCGAGCTCGGCCTCGACCAGGTAACGATCTACAGCTCGGGCGCGGGCACCACGAACGCAGCCAAGCGCTTCACCTGGGAAGCGATCGGATATTGAAACATCAACCGCACTACGGCCGCCTCCGGGCGGCTTTTTTCATGGAGTAGCCGATGCCCAGCATCATGCCGACAGGCAAACAGCAGTACACGAATAACGCCGGCGTGCCGCTCGCCGGCGGCAAGGTCTTCACCTTCGAGGCCGGCACTACCACACCCAAAGCAACCTACTTGGACGCTGCTGGCACAACCGAGAACCAGAACCCGGTGCCGCTGGATGCGCGCGGCGAAGCTCTCATCTTCTGGCACGGCGCCTATGACGTGAAGGTAACCGACGTAAACGGCCTCACCATCTACACCGTGAAGGGCTTCCAGGTCCCATTGATGCCTGGCGAACTGAGCGACGTCGGCGGCACAGATCTGATCAAGGGGACGTGGTTCGGCGGCGTCACAGCCAATGTCAGCGCGTTGGGTGCAGAGGACGGCCCTTCCCTTCTCGGCTTCATCCAAGGAGGTGTCGGCGCCGTGGCGCGTCCGGCCCTGGACAAGCTGCGAGAAGCGGCAGTGACCCTGGACGACTTCAAGTTGGCCGTCGAGACAGATTGGGCGAACGCGGCGAATCGCGCGTGCACCTACTGCTACCAGACGGGCGCAACGCTGCGGCTCAAAGGGCAGGCATATCCAGGCGCGCGCATCGAGGTGCACGGCACTTTCAATGTCGAAGGCAACGGCGCTACCGTCGATTTCCTCGGTGTCGGCTACACCATCATTGCGGGCCTCGGAGCAGGCACCGATGCGATTCCAAGCGCATGGGGCACGGATGGCTCGATCGAGAACGCGGCCGCATACATTCCGGCGATGTACCGTATTGCGTCCGCGGTGGCAGTTGGCGACGACTCGATCGGTTTCGCAGATGTGGCTGGCCTGAACGCCGGCGACGTCCTGTTTTTGGCTGGCAACCCGACGTCGGCCAGCTCGAGCGGCAACTACATCCCGGCGTCGTTCGAATTCGCGCAGGTCCAGAGCATCGCCGGCAATGTCGTGACGCTGAATGGCAAGACGCGCAATACCTATACTACCAGCGGCGCCGCTTTTAAGACGCCTGGGCTGGCTCGCGGCTGCCGGATTTCCAATCTTAGACTGAAATCTACTGGCTCCGAAGCGTACCAGCTGACCATCCGCTCTGCGCTGAACGTCGTAATCGATAACGTCGAGTTCGCCGGCCGCGACACTCTCGGTTCAGCCACCTTCGTGGAGGGCTTGGCGCTGCGCAACTTCCGCTCGAGCGGGACTGGTGGCAACTGGAGCTTTGCACGCGGCACCGTGGCTGCACTACTGGACAGCTTGGTATTCCAGTACCGCAGCGGCATGACGGCTGATACAAACGGCATTTTCATCGAAGAGAGCTGCTACGACATCAGCATCCGCAGCGTGCGCGGCTATGGCGCGTCTTTCTCGGTGCGCCAGATGGACATGACTGGAGCGGTCATCCGCAGGGCAATCACCGTCATCGATAGCACTTTCGACACGGCCCATGCGCCAGGCGGGGCGGCTTCACCAATGCAATGCGGCACGGCCGCGGGCGTGGACCTCGAATTCGTCAACTGCACGTTCGCCGGCGCCGTCGTTGTGCCGAATGCCGGCACGTATCCCGGTGTGAACGGCGCCGCCTTGTGCTGGATCACCGGGAACCAGACCTTCGACAAGCTGAAGTTCTCCGCATGCCACTTCAAGTCGGCCACGCTGGGTGCCAGCTTCAAGGCTGGCGGTGGCGCGCTCGGCATGGTCCTTTTCGACGACCTTTGCACGTATGAGGGATGCGACTCACCCGCTTCGCAATACACGCCGCGCGGGGCTTGGGTGCCATTCGCGCTGTCCGGAGCTTTCACGCCGATCAACGGATACGGTGCACCTGCGTACCGCATCAAAAACAACCAGGTGTTTCTTGCCGGAGCGGTCCAGGTCAACGCGGCCGCGTCGGGCGACACCCTTGCAACGCTGCCTGCCCCACTTCGCCCGTTGGCAAACAAACTGCTTCCCGCCGGCTCTGCGCAGACCGGTGCCGGCGCTGCGGGGAGCGTTGCGTTCGGGTTGGATACGGCCGGCGCTCTTGTGGCGCGCTGGTCACCCGGCGTCGCCTATTTCGGCCTTGAAGGCCTGTCCTATGCACTCGACGCTTGATTGCATTCACGACAACAAATGAAAGCCCAAAACATGAACGAACAACTCAACATGCACTCGGTGCTGGAGGCGGCGGCCAGCAACCCGAAGGTGGCCGCCGTAACCGCTGCAGCAACGGGCGCCACTGGCGCGGCGAACTACCTGCAGGTGATCGACGGCTTCCTGGCGCGGGCCAGCATGGTTGTCGCGCTGGCCACCGCCATCGTCGTCTTCGGCGTCCAGCTGATCCGCTTCGAACAAGCCTGGCGCGAACGCCGCCAGCATAACAAGGAAGGTTGAAATGAAAAAACTGAAACAGTACTTGCACGCCGTCGACAAGGAGATCAGCGCCGTGCTGGCAGTACTGATCGCCCTGGTGATCGATAACGCCGACAGCGTGATGCAGGCGGCGGTCGATCACCTGCCCGAGCTGGCGACGTACCTGTCGGCCACCGCTGTGCGCTGGGTGGCCGTGCTGGCATTCACGCTCAAGATCGTCCTGGCTGCCCGTAAGGCACGCTCGAAGGGAGCTGCATAATGCCGCCCAGCTCATTCATCGGCATGCTGGCCGGCGCCGCACAGGATTGCCAGCGCAAGACCGGGATCCCGGCATCCATCACCCTGGCACAGGCCGCGCTCGAATCCAGCTGGGGCGCGCGCGCGATCGGCAACAACCTGTTCGGCATCAAGGCGGACAAGTCGTGGACTGGCCCGACCGTCACTTTCCAGACCACCGAGCACCTGGCCGGCAAGGACGTGAAGATGCCGGACCGCTTCCGACGCTACGACAGCTGGCTGGCCAGCATGGTCGACCACGCGCAGTTCCTGCTGAAGAACCCGCGGTACCGGGATTGCTTCAAGCAGATCGACGGCGTCGGCTGGGCGCGCGCGCTGCAGGCCGCCGGCTACGCCACGGACCCCGCCTACGCGGACAAGCTGATCGCCATCATGCGCGGCCGGAACCTGGGCTTCTACGACCAGGTGAAGCCGTGAGCGCGCTCGAACGCTGGCTGTCGGGCGCCCTGGTGCTGGCCGGCCTGCTGGTGCTGGTGGCGCTGGGGATCCACCACTACGGCGCCGAGCAGTACGACGCCGGCTACAACGCTGCCGTCGACGCGCGCGCCAAAGCCGATGCCAAGGCCGTGGCCAAGCGCATCGACGACAACACCTCGGTGGCCGCCCACCAGGCCACCAGCAACGCAACCATTACGGAGAAAACGCATGAAGAGCTTCAGCCTGTTCGCGAGCGCATTGTTACTCAGCGCGTGTACGTCGGTTCCGCAGTTTGTGGCAACGGACCTGCCGGCGGCGCCGAAGCGGAAAGCGCCGGTAGCAGCAACGAAACCGATCCACCCCGCAGGCTGGTTCGATCAGACGTTGAGCGAGATCTTGTCGCGCTGAAGCTGGCTGTCGAGGAGGATCTGGCCACTGGCCGAGCCTGCCAGGGCGTGCTGCAGGATGAAGGCATGGTGCAGTGATGGACTTCCATATCCTCACGCCCGCTGGACCGGAGCACATCTGCAGCCTGGTCGACGGCCAGGTTGTGATCGCGCCCCCGCCCGTTCAATTGGAGCCCGAAAGGGACGACCCGGCTGAATGACAGCTTTCCGCCAACATGTGTGCTCAAACCCGCATGGCTGCTGTGCTGGACGAGGGTTCGATTCCCTCCGCCTCCACCAGTATTCAAAAACAAAGCCCCGCTGGCGCAAGCCAGCGGGGCTTTGTTTTTGAATACTGCCGTTCCGGCGAAGGGAA